GTAAAACAACGTACCACAACAACCAAAACGAATGTAAAAACAAATATTTTAGCTAAAGGCAAAGAAGAAAAAAAAGAAACTTCAAGCGAATTGTCAAAAACTGACTTGTCAAAAGTTGGCAAATCGAAAAGGGAACACGAATTAAGTGAGGTAAAAAAGGATAAAAAAGTAGAAAAGACTTCATTGCCTAATTGGTTGTGGATTATATTGGTAATCCTTTTTATTGTTTTTATTTTGGTTGCAGTTTGGAAAATTAAGGGCAAAGCGTTTTTATTTCCATTCTTTAAAAAATAAATGGCTAATCAACTGACAGATTCAGTTGGACTGCTATTTTGCCTCAATTAATATTGGGGCTTTTTTGTTTCAAATATTATTCCTACATTTGCCTCGATTGTTTTCATAGGCAGTTGTTGGTTATTTCGGAAAGTCCATCATTAATTTGGTGGACTTTTTTTTATTTATTTCATTTTAAATTTGTAAATATGAAAAATGTTTTTAATCTTTGTAGACGAAACAATAAAACATACTATGAAACATTTAACAAACCGATTGTATTATCGAATTACCAATGCTTTTAAAATTGGATTATGGGCTTTTAAAAATCCCGATAGTTTAAAAGAAAACAACTTTAAAATGTTGTCAGACTTATTTGTGTTGATTATGAAAGTAGCAACCGAAGATAGGCATATGATGGCACATTTAGCGTATTGTCTTCCCGAAGAAGGCGAAAAGCAAATAGTATCAATTTGGGCTGGTGCTGGAATTGGTGCAGACCCTACTAAAAGAATAGCTGAATTGTTAAAAGAAAATTCATCGCTAAAAGCACAATTATCAAATTATATAGAAAATAAACAGAATTAACCGAAATAATTAATAACCAAAAATTAAACTATGAAAAAATCAACTCTAAAAAACATTTTACTTCCACCGAATGCAACTGCTCTTGGTAAGCCACTACTAAAAACAATCGAAACAATCCCTTTTAAAGTAAAAGAATTATTTACTAAAATTGATAACAATCTAAGCCAATGGGAGTGCTTTAAATCTTCTGCTGAAAGATACCAACAAAACGAAATAAAACAACCGCAAATCAAAGGAAAACAGATTTGCTCTACTTATAGCAATGGAGTTAGAAAGTATTATAGAAATGGTGTTGAACTATAAATCGGCAGTAAACTTAATTAAGTGCCGAAAATTTGAAAATAACGTTTTGCAGCTAACCGAAGGCGGGCTATACAGTAGCAAAAGTTCGCCCGCTTTTGGTTAGGTGCTGTTATAAGCCGTTTTTTTCGGAGGATAAATTTAAACTAACAACAAAATAAATAAAAATATGATTTACAGAGACCATTTTCAAAATTACAAACGCTATACAATTCCAAAAGCACAATTGATTATAGCTGACATTCCTTATAATTTAGGAAATAACGCTTATGCTTCAAATCCTGCTTGGTATAAAGACGGAGACAATAGCAATGGCGAAAGTGCTTTAGCTGGTAAAAGTTTCTTTGATACTGATGAAGATTTTAGACCTGCCGAGTTTATGCACTTTTGCTCAACTATGCTAAAATCAGAAAGCAAACCTAAAAAAAGTGAAGGAGAAGCAAGGCAAAAAGGTGATGCACCTTGTATGATTATCTTTTGTGCTTTTGACCAACAAATGTATTTGATTGAACTTGCTAAAAGATACGGTTTGAATAATTATATAAACTTAGTTTTTCGCAAAAATTTTTCTGCTCAAGTGCTAAAAGCAAATATGAAAGTAGTTGGTAATTGTGAATATGGTTTGATTTTATACAGAGATAGATTGCCAAAATTTAGAAACAATGGCAAAATGATTTTTAATTGTATGGACTGGCCAAGAGATGGAGAAAGCGAAAAAATACACCCTACTCAAAAGCCTGTTGAATTACTAAAAAGATTGATTGAAATTTTCACAGATGAAGGCGATGTAGTAATCGACCCTTGTGCTGGTAGCGGTTCTACAATTGTGGCTGCTGAAAGAATGAATAGAAAAGGATTTGGTTTTGAGATTAAGAAAGAATTTTGGACTAAGGCAAACCAATGGATTGAAGAAGAAAAACAAGCCAAAAAAGACATTGCAGAGTTCGGATTTGATAAGTCTAAAATGGAGAAGTCTAATTTAACGCTGTGGTCTTAAAATGGCTTATAACGTTTCGCAACTTGTTGTCAGTGCGGGATTAGGAAGCAGAATTTATCAACTATAAATAAAATTTCAATGGAAGCAGAAAATATCAATAACCCACAAAGCCCCGCATTGCAACAAGGTGCTGTTATGCGTTCGTGCGTATTGTGTAACGAAACCTTTAGTAGCAAGGAGAAAGCCTTTTTTTGCCCTCAATGCGAGGATGAAGAATTTGAAGATGATGGAAGGGATGAAGATTTTTATCAAGAGCAACGAGAAAGAGAACTGGAAGAAAGGGCTGCAAATTGCGAGTGTGGTGCATGGCAAATGGCAAAAAATGGCGAGGTTATTCATGTAGCAGATTGTTGTTGTGGAGCAGAATAGCAGCATGACGCATAACGTTATCGGGCTTGGCGAAGAAGCCGAAACGAAAATTTCAATCGAAGAACAAAACTTAAAATTTAGAACAATATGTCAAACGAAGAACAAAACGGCTTTTTTGCCAAACCCGTGTTAGCGGTTCGTTCCTTATCTATCGGCAACCTTCTCAAGAGAAATGGTATAGTTGTAACAATTGATGCAAGGTCAATTTTTGATATTTGGAATGATGATGGAATTGTAAAATTAGGGTATGAGCCAATACCTATTACAATGGAATGGATAGAGAAGTTTGAATTTGTATTTGAAGAACTTGGAGAAGATCCAACACTTGAAGAACAAAGTTACAGAAAAGCAATTCGTGGCTATGGTTCAAAAGCGTTTGAAATAGAATTTAATAGATATGAAGATGCTTTTACTTTAGATTTTATTACTGGAGAATTAATCAATTACAAATATGTCCACGAACTTCAAAACTTATATTATATGCTGATTGGTTCGGAGTTGTCGTGGAATGACCGCTAACTATTGTATAAGTGTTAATAATACATAGTAGTAAATACTTGAATATTAGTATAATATTCCTATATTTGTATTATGATTTCAAATATTCATAATACGTTAAAAAATAAAGGTGGAATATACAAAATATCAAATACTATTGATAAAAGAATCTACATAGGTAGTACAAATAATTTTCAAAAAAGGTATAATGACCACAAAAAAAAATTAAGCATACAAACACACGCTAATAAATATTTACAGGCTTTTTGTAATAAGTATGGAAGTGAAACATTATTATTTGAAGTACTGACTATTTGCAAAAATGAATGCTTCCTTTATGCAGAGCAATACTTTATAAATTTATTAAATCCAGAATTTAATATAAAAAAAATAATTGAACGTAAGATGTTTACAGATGAAATAGAATATGATTATAATAAAAGCCACAAAATTGCAATGGACTTATTAGATACAATGATAGATGATTATACACATAACTGAAACTTTAGAAACTACTTATTTTATAAAAGGATTTGATAATTATGCCTTTTGTAATGATAAAAACCTTTACAATTTAAAACGTGGTAGAAAAGTAAAAAAGGTTTATAATAATGGGTGTTTAGGATTTAATCTTAATAGTAAATTTTATTCACTAAAAAAGATAAAGCCATTGCTCTATAAAAAAGAATTGGAATGTCCATTTTAAAAAAAGTCTATTGCCGAAACTGCAAAAAGAAGCGAGAGTTAGTAATAATGAATCTTTATTGCTCCGAATCTTGCAAGGTTGAATTTTTTGAGTTGACTATAAAAAAGTTAGCAGAGAAAAGGGCAAAGAAAAATAAAGATGCTATTGAGTGGCAAAAAAAAGCAAATGAAAACTGGAAGAAGTTTAAGGTTGAGCAAAAGAAAGAAACCCGGACCTATCAACAAGAATTGATACTGACAAAAAATGTATTTCAGAAGTGGATTAGGTTAAGAGATAACCACCGAATAAATTGTATAAGCTGCCGAAAACTTTTAGCGGAAACGGAACGAATTAACGCATCGCATTTCTATAAAGCGGAATTATTTAGCGGAGTTATATTTCACCCATTTAACCTATGGAAATCTTGTATTACTTGCAATATGTTTAACGATGGCAACCTTGCGGAATATGCACCTAATTTGATACTTGAAATAGGACAAAACGATTTTGATAAATTGACAGAATTAGCAATGAGAACAAAGCAATTTACTTATGAAAGGGCTTGGTTAATTAATTTTAGAAATTATGTCAATCAACTTATAAAAAAGAAAGATTACAACAATGCAAAAATATTTTTAATGCTCAAAGAAATAAATATTTCATTTTAAATTTGTAAATGACAAATCTTTATTTTAATATTGCAAACGAAATAACAAACTAATTTAAAAACTATGAACACAGAAAAAACAATCGACCCATATTTGGGATTAGTAACAATTGCTCAAGTAGCAATGTTCAGACAATCAAGAGTAATGAATGGCTTCCACTTCCCAGATAATCAAAACATAGATTTTTGGGTAAAAGATGGAATATTAACCTTTCAGTACATTGACAGAATAGACCAACTAACACAAGGCGAAGGCGAACCAATAGAAGAAGCCAAACACGAATATTTAACTATCAACCTACTTGAAAACGAAAGAATAGAACAACTCTATGATAGATTAGAGGAAGTTTTCGAGGTCATAGAAAATCACGAAATATTTATTAACCCAATAAAATAACCAAAAAAACAAACAAAATGGAATTAAAAGCAATTATCTACAAAATCGGAGAAGTAGAAAACATATCCGATAAATTTCGCAAACGTGAAATAATTTTAAAACTTGAGGGCGAATATCCTCAGCACATAACTTGCCAACTTACAAATCAAAAAGTAGATTTGTTTAATGGATATTCAGCCGGCCAAGAAGTAAACGTATCTTACAATTTGAGAGGTAAATTATACACCAATACTCAAGGCGAAGAAAAAGCAATCACAAACATTGAAATTTGGAAAATCAACTAACAATTAAAACTATGAAAATAATCGCAACCGCTTTATTAAAAGCACAAAAAGAAATGGGAACAGCCAAAAAAGATGCTAAAAACCCATTTTTCAAATCAAGTTATGCAGACCTAAATTCAATTAGGGAGGCTTGTATGCCACACTTAAACGACAACGGTATTGTGGTATTACAACCAACCGCCTTTATTGATGGTAAAAACTTTATTAAAACAATCCTTTTACACGAATCTGGAGAAAGTATCGAAGCACTAACAGAAATCATTTACAGCAAACAAAACGATGCTCAGTCGCAAGGTAGTGGAATAACCTATGCAAGAAGATACGGTTTGCAATCATTGGTAAATGTAGGTGCAGAAGATGACGATGGAAACAAAGCAAGTAACAACACAGCTCCACCACCTCCGCAAACTGAAAAGGCTTGGTTAAATAAAGATAGTGAGCAATTTACTAAGGCAAAGGAATGGTTAATGGCCGATGGCACTATTGATAAAATCAAGGCCAAATACAGACTATCTAAAGAAGTAGAAACCCTTTTAACAACTTTGTAAAATGAGCAACCTAAACATCTACCAAATAGAAAAAGAATACTTAGACCTTGCAAATCAACTAATCGAATCGGGAGGAGAATGTTCTCCCGAACTCGAATTAAAACTAACAATAAACCAGGAACAACTTGAACAAAAAGCAAGGGGTTACGGATTTGTTGTTAAGCAAATGGAATCAGAAGTTTTAATTATTGATGCCGAAATTGAAAGATTGAAAGGGCTTAAAAAGTCAAGAGAGAAAACTATCGAACGATTGGAAACAACGGTAAGTAATGCAATGCAATTATATCAGATTAATAGATTAGAAACACCGACCTTAAAAATATCGTTTCGCAAATCAGAATCAATTGAAATTGATAATGAAGCTGACATCCCTGCACAATTTATCAAAGCCAAAACAACTTACACAATTGACAAAACAGCCATTAAAGAAGCCATCAAAAAAGGCGAAGTTGTTATTGGTGCAAGGTTGCAACAAAATCAAAACATTCAAATCAAGTAATGAAATCAACCTTTTTTTCAACCGTTAAAGATGGTAAGTTGCAAAAAAATACAACTCTAAATATCCTCCAATGTTTAAAACCGTTGGAGGGTAAAAGAGTGGTAGTTACGATTGAAAAACAAAAGAGTTCAAGAAGTTTGCAACAGAACAAGTTATACTGGGTTTATATTGACATTCTATCCAAAGAATTAGGCCACAGCAAAGATGAAATGCACGAGTTGGTAAAATATAAGTTTCTCAAATTAAAACGCTTTATATCCGTTGTAAATGGTAAATCTGTAATATTAGCTTTGGAGGATGGAATTTATGTTGATGTTAGCACTGGCGAAATTTACGACATTGACAAAGTTGAGCCTTACGATAAAATTGGATCAACTGCCACCTTAACCAAAACAGAGTTTATTGAATTTATTGACAGCCTTATAATTTGGGCTAAAGACTTTTTGAATATTACGTTACCTCACCCCGAAGAACAACAAACAATTAATTATTAAAAATAGAAACTATGCCAAAAAACTTCAAAGAAAGCTACTTAGTAATAGGTAAGCAAAAAATCAAACTAAGCAAATTGTTTAGCCAGTCAGCTTTTGCAAGAAAGTACGGATTTTCGCCACAAAATGCAAAGAACCATGTTAAGGTTCATTCGGATAAATTTATCCACGTTTACGACAAAGAAAACGGTATTAACCTAATTGCTGAACTTGATTCAGAATAAAAAAAACAAAAACTATGAAAACAAATTTTTATTTAACCGACAGAACAGACCGCAGAGAATTAGACATTGATAAATTTATAAATACGGTTTGCCTTGAATTTGGGGCAGACAAAGACAGAGTATTGTCTATTGACAGAAAAAGTGAATTAGTAATTGTTAGAAAAGTTCTAATTTACTTTATTCAGAAAAGGTCATTAATATACAATTTACCTCCTACACTTAGCAAAACAGCTTCTTATTTTAGAGGTGAAACTAAGGTAAAAAAAGGCGGTAGAACAAAGGCAATTGATAACGACAGGCCAAAGAACCACGCAACGGTAATCAATGCAGTCAACAGACATATTGACCTTCGTGAAATTGGCGATTTTGACTACAACTACTACTACATTAAAGTTGAGGAAATATTCAACAGACTAACAAACTTTAAAGAGCAAGAAGAAAAAGAAACAATGTTACTTGCAACACATTTTTTTAACGATTCCAAGTTGATAAAATTAGGTCGCTACATTGGTGAGAATTATGCTTATAACAACCAATTAAAGGAACTACTAAGCAAAGACCGACAATTTGAATTGCTTAAAAAAGAAATTGAATTGGCACAAGGAAAAGCTGAACCTAATGCTCACACCTTAGAAATGACTATCTAATGGACTTGTTTAATCAACCTCCTTACACACCTAAAGAATTAGGAATTATCCGTTCCGAAACAAAGCAAGAACAACTTGAACCAGGTTGGCAAGATTTGGCGATTGAGAAATTAAAGATTTACATTCAATCAACAAATCAATTCATAACTGAGGATTTCAGATTGTGGGCCGAACAAAACGGACTTTCTCAACCTCCTGAGCCTCGAGCTTATGGTGCATTGATTCTAAAAGCAATTAAATTAGGATTAATTCGATGGAGTGGGCACTATCAAGAAATGAAAAACCCGAAATCTCATAATTGCCCTAAAAAAGTTTGGTTAAAAAATTAAAACTAAATTCATTTGCAGATTAAAATAATAATCCGTAACATTGCAAAATGGTTTTGTGTAGGAGCAGAACCAGTACAGAAATTTAACGAAATAGCGATTAAGTGAAGTCTCCTACCTTCATTTAGTCGCATTTATTTTTATGGAAAAAATATTTTGCCGAACTTGTGGATTTACTGATAAATACTCCACAGAAATGAAAGGCACACAAAAGGTTGCTACCTGCAATATGTGTGGCAATTTTATCAAAAACATTGCTTATCAACCAGCTAAATTTTATTTTGGGAAGTACAAAGGGAAGGAAATTTCCGAATGTATGGATTTGGAATATTTAAAGTGGTTTGCTGAGAATACAAATCCAAAGGCAAACATCAAGTATGCTTGTTACTTGCAAATATCTAAAATTAACTCAATAGAAAAACTTTAGATATGGCTGAGAATAAAAAATCATTTATTTTATATGCTGACCTAATAAAAAGCATTGACCATTTCACCAATGAAGAAAAAGGAATTTTATTCAATCATTTGTTGGAATACGTTAATGACAAAAACCCAATTTTAGAAGATAGGTTGATTTTGACCGCTTGGAAACCTATTGAACAACAACTAAAAAGAGATTTAAAAGATTGGGAGGTAACAATAGGAAAGCGAAGTGAAGCAGGAAAAGCAAGTGCAGAAGCTAAAAAGTTAGCCAAACTAATTCAACAAACTTCAACAAAATCAACAAGTGTTGAAAGTGTTCAACACACCTCAACAAAATCAACTGATAATGTTAATGTTAATGTTAATGTAAATGTAATAAATAATAAAGAGGTTCTTTTTAATAAATTTTGGGAATTGTATTCAAAAAAAGTAGGTAGGAAAGATTGTTTAAATAAATTTATGAAGTTAAACATTAACGATATTGAAAAAATAATTGAATCTGTTCCAAAATATGTATTATCAACTCCAGATGATAAATTTAGAAAAAACCCTGAAACTTATCTTAATGGCAGACATTGGGAGGATGAAATTGAATTAACAACAACTCCTACACCAAAAAAACAAGGATTTACATATCCACCATTACCATCACCAGCAGTTGATTTTACTTTAGGAAATTAAAACATGATAAAAGAAGCCAAAGAATATTTTAAATTAGGACTTTCTGTTATTCCGATAGGTGATAATAAGATTCCACAAGGTAGTTGGAAGAAAAATCAAGCTGAATTGATTGAACCAACATTTACAAGTTGCAAAGGCATTGGATTAGTTTGTGGTGAAGTTAGCGGATATTTGCAATGTATTGACATTGATTCCAAATACGATTTAACTGGAAAACTATTTGATAACTACAAAAAATTAATTTATGAAACCGATAAAAACCTTTTAAAAAAGTTAGTTGTTCAGTCAACTCCAAGTGGAGGTTATCATTTTATTTTTAGATGCAAAGAGATTGGAGGAAATTCCAAACTTGCGAATAGACATTGCACCGAACAAGAAAAAAAAGAAAACCCAAAAGATAAAGTAAGGGTACTTTTGGAAACAAGAGAAACTGGAGGTTACTTTATGATTGCTCCGAGTGATGGCTATAAAATAATTTACAAGTCATTGGATAAAATTTCCGAAATCACTCCATCAGAAAGACAAACATTGTTTTTATGTGCAAGGTTATTAAATGAGGTATTTGAAACTCCTTCACTAAAGAAAACTGATATAAAAGTTTTATCTGAGAATGTAAGTCCATTTGATGAATGGAATAACAGAGGAGATATAATTGGACTTTTGGAAAATGAAGGATGGAAGATTACTCAAAGCAGAGGATCAAAGAATTTATTTTTAAGACCTGGAGGAACTGGGAAATGGAGTGCGGATTGGGATGATTCAAAAAGATTGTTTTATGTATTTACTTCATCAAGTGAATTTGAACAAGGCAAAGCATACAATGGTAGTCAAGTATTGGCAAAATTAAAATTCAGAGATGATTTTTCAGAATGTGCAAAGTGGTTGTTGAAGGAAGGATTTGGAAATTTTACTCCCGAAAAGAAAGATTACAAAAAAGAATTTAAGGCAGAACCTAAATTTTTAGATTCCATAACTATTGACATTGAAGATGATAACTTTGACTTTCTTGCTAAAAAAGACGATTGCGATAAGTATATTCAGCAAAAGATAGACGATACTTTTAAGATGGGAGATAAGACTGGCTTTGATGATTTAGATGAATATTGGAGGTTTAAAGATGAAAGTTTAGTTATGATTTTAGGACACGATAACGCAGGCAAGTCTGTTGTTACTTGGTTTCTTGCAGTATTGGATTGCTATTTTAATAATAAAAGTTATATTATTTTTGCAGGAGAAAACAAAGTTGGAATGCTGAAGTATAAATTAATGGAATTTTACTTATCCAAGCCAATTAAAAAAATGGGTAAAATGGAAAGAGAAGAAGCTATGAAATGGGTTGAAGAACATTTTGCAATTATTAGAAATGATATTCCATTTACCTACAAAGATATGTTGGCCATAGGCAAAAAACTTTTAACTAAAAAGAATTATAGCAGATTTATTATTGAGCCTTACAACGTACTTTTAAAAGATACTGGCAATGAACATCAATATGATTATAAAGCTATGTTAGATATGAAATTATTTATTACTCAAACAGGCTTAGGAATTACTTTAAATGTTCACGCTGCAACCGAAGCACTAAGGCGAACCTATCCAAAAGGACACACAAAGGAAGGTTACTCAATGCCACCAAATAAGGCAGATGCAGAAGGAGGAGGAAAGTTTCCAAACAAAGCAGATGATTTTATGGTTATTCATAGAATGGCCGACCATCCCGATTTTTGGATGTGGACAGAAATTCACGTTCAAAAGATAAAAGAGAATGAAACTGGAGGCAAAAGAACTTTTAAAGATAGTCCATACTTGTTGAAGATGCAGATTGATGGAGCAGGATTTGAAAACCAAATGGGTATTAATCCGATGAGAGATAGAAGGAAAGGAACTGCACTGCAAGTAATGTTTAAAGATGAACTACCACCAAGCCCAATAAAACCAAACGGAGCATTCGACACCCCAATAAGTAAAAAAGATAATTGGGATTTTATCCCAAAGAATGAATTTCAAAACATAGGCAACGATGCCTTTTAACAAACTGACAAACAACAGATAAAAACAAATAAATAAAAACTATGGAAACAATAAAAGCAAGTGAACTGAGAATTGCAAATTGGATATTATTTAATCAAGAATCATATCAAATAGCAATTATTTACAATAATGATAGAATTGGAATAAAAAGAAAAAATGGAAGTATATTTTATTTAAAAACTTCACAAGTTTTGCCAGTTCAATTAACAAAAGATGTTTTATTGAAATGTGGATTTATAAAACATGATATTATTTATACTTTTAATGGATATGCTTATTTTTATGGAAATATATCTATTTTACAAAAAGATAAAAATGCTCATATTGCAGCAAATATTTTGTATTTACACGAACTTCAAAACGTTTTTCACTCAATAGATAAATTAGAACTTGAATTTAAACAATAATCTTTGACAATTAAATAATTTGTATATTTGCACAATGGCAAAGAGTAAACCTCCCATAAAAAAAAAGTATATTGAAAGTCCTGAAAAACTTTGGGAATACTTTATGCAATATGTTCAACATGAACAAGCAAACCCAATGTTAAAAGTTGATTACGTTGGAAAAGATGGAGAAAAGGTTTATGTTCCTTTACAAGTTCCTATCACCTTTGAGGGGTTTGAGTGCTGGTTGGCAGATCAAGAAATTATTGAACAACTCGGCGATTATTCAAGTAATAAGGGAGGTGCTTATGATTCCTATTCTACCATCATTACACGCATTAGGTCAAATTGCTTTGTGCAAAACTTCAAAGGTGCGGCAGTTGGAGTATTTAATGCAAACCTAATAGCAAAGAAAATAGGCCTTGTTGAAAAAGTAGAGCAAACTTACATTGAACAGCCATTATTTCCTGAAGATAAAAAATAGTTTTGTTTTTACGGTGGGCGAAGTTCATTTTTTCTATATTTTACAAGGCTATTATTTCTAACATAGAACCGCAAAAATGTTTCAAAGAACAACCGCAATAAATAAACTTCTTAAATTAAGTAAAAGAAAGAAAATAATTCAAGGCGGAACCAGTGCGGGAAAGACATTTGGAATTATCCCAATACTTATTGATTATGCAATAAAACACCCTCGTAACATAATTACAATTTGTGCTGAATCAATCCCAGCAGTCAGAAACGGTGCAGTAAGAATTTTTGCCGATGTAATGATGGAAACAGGGAGATGGAGGCAAGATGGTTGGAGGTCAAATCCGATGGAATATAGATTTGCCAATGGTGCTTTAATTCAGTTCACCGCTTTTGATTCAGTTGGAAAAGCTAAGGCAGCGGGTAAGCGTGATGTATTGTTTTTAAACGAAGCCAATCACATTGAATTTGAGATTGCAGATGCTTTAATGGTAAGGTCGAATGAAATATGGATTGACTATAACCCTGATAATGAGTTTTGGGTACACTCCGAAACATTAAAAGAGCCTGATTCAGAGTTTTTATTATTGACTTATAAAGATAACGAAGCAATCCCTCTCGAAATACTTAGCGAGTTAATGATTAAAATTGAGAAAGCTAAAACATCTGAATATTGGGCTAACTGGTGCAGAGTTTACATAGATGGTGAAATTGGAAC